ACTGGAGTTTGTCTACCAAAATCATCTAACCAAGCTGCACCTATTTGATAATTTCTACCAGATTTTATAGATTTAGCGACAGTATCTTCAGGTATTAAAATAGAATTTGTTCTTAAAAATATATCTGGTTCTTCTTGTAAACTAACATCATACTGATGCGTGTAGTTTCCAAAAGTTAACCTGTTTGCTGTTATTTCTTGTGCTAAAGCTTTTTTAGGTACATTATCAAAAGGCCTTAATAGTTGGTTGCTTTCTATAGCTCCTTTTATTTGCCTTTTAGTTATAACTACAGTTTTATCGTCTTCGTCTTCAAATTTATCTATATCTTTTATAGTTCTAAGTACATAAACTATAGGGCTATTAGATTCTTTATATAAAATATCTATTTCAACAACATCTTTAGGTATGTGTTCAAAATTGTTTAATTCTACTCTGTTAACCCTGTTAACCATTGCTAAATTGTAAGACTCTTTAGAGTCATACTCAAAAGTGTCACCAGGCAAAAAAGCAGCTTCTGTAAAGGCGGATACAGCTGAATATTCACCATCAGCGTACTTCCACCTATAAGCAAATCTAGGAAATATAAGATCATAAAAAGATTCTTTACCTAAAAGCTTGCATGTCCACTCTGTTCTGTCCTCTTCGTTTAAAGTCAATATATCGTTGTTTATACCTCTTATTTTAGCATGAAATATTTTTCTATCTGCATTTTCTCCGTATTCTTCTATATCTGTTTTTGTTTGAGTAACTGTACTTATTTTTAAGTCTGATATGGTTATAGCTAAATCTGAGTCAAAACCTAATTTAAGTTTATTTGTTGTACCAGTGTTACCACCAGCTAAAAAAGTAAACCTGTGAGTATCCACGCTACCATGTAGCATAACATGATGATCGGTATCTGTACCGTCTTCTCTAGCGTTATCAAAAAGATAAACTCTTGTAGTGCCATCATCAACAAAGTTGGAAGAGTCTACTGTATATCTTATTTCATAATAATTACCAGAAACTAAATTAGCGGTGTCAAACTCAATAGTTGATGCAGCTCCAGCTGTAACCGCTATAGTACTACCTGCTGTTATATTTGAACCGTCAGTTGTAAAACCACTACTAAAACTAGAAACATTAATAATATCCCCAACACTGCTAATAGTGTGAGCGGCGTCCCACGTTAAAGGTATTTCTCTTGGTAAAGCTTCTCCAAAGTCTGTGTTTATTTCTTCTAATAATTCAACTTTTACTTTAACTTCTCCGCCAGTTGGTGTCTTGTTTTTGTTAGTCATTTCTATAACATCTCCAACTTCATAATCTGGTTTAGGTGAAAAAACTAAAGGTTGTATTCTTACATCAGCACCTATAAATGGAGTTACTTCTATATCTGAAACTGTAACCGCTGCGTCTTTGTGTTTAAATATAGAAAACGCTGGAAGAGTGTAACCAACAGGTATTTCTGCTCTAACTAAACCACCTAGTATATAAGTTCCAGCTGTGTCTGTTTTTTTAAGTCTAAAACCGCTAGTTCCAAACTCTGTTTGAGCAGAAGAAGAAGTTGGTATGCCGCTGTTAGAAATTCTATCATTTAGTTTTTCAGACCAACCACAGTCTGATAAAGTGGTACTACCACTAGCTGCTGTTACCACAAACTTGGCTTTCACTATGTAAGTTTTACCATCAACTATATTTTCCGCTACGTTGTCTACAAAATAAAAATTGTCAGTACCAGCGTCTACACCAACATAAGTGTTGCCGCTAGCCGACCAACCTGTACCTAAATTAGTAGTAGAATTTGAAGTAGGAGTAACAGGGTTTAGCAGGTTATTTTGAGTTTGAACGGTTTGATTAAAAAAGTTTGTTGGGTCATCTTTTAAAACAGTGCCATCGCTTAATTTTAACTCTTGGCTGCTAGTGCCAACAGGTTTTATACGTTGTGATCCACTGCTATCAACGTAAGCCCAAAAAGATTTATTATTGTAACCATACCACTTACCTATTATTATTCTACCATTACTGTTTAAGTAATCGCTAAGTGTAGCTTCTTCTACTTTGTTAACAAAATCATTATCAAAATAAATTCTATCAGTTATTTTATTTATTTTAACAGATGTATTTATAAATTTAGCTTCAGTTCCAGCATCATTTATAGCCCAAACATCAAGACTATCATCTAAACCGTTCCATAAGCTATAAGAAAGTTTATCAAAGTTAGTAGTAGTTATATCAACTAAATCGGCTGTATCGAAAAGCGTAGGTGCAAAATCATCAACTTGTTCTCCAACTTGATGTTTAGTTCTTTTTAATCTAGTAAAAGGCGTTACGCTACTACTAGAAAAAGGAGCTCCTGCTGTGTGTAACTGTATATAAGCTTTTCTATCAGTACCAGTTTCACCATCATAACCTATACTGTTAGCTGGGTCGTGAAAGTTAAAACCATATATAAAACCTTGTAGAGTTTCACGAAGATTACCACTACTAGGTTGCCACAAATGTTTATCTTTGTTGTAAGTTGTGTTTACTGGCGTTGTGCAGTTTGTTTGTGTTACCGCTTGCCTTGCTTTTTCGTGATCTAACAAAATCATATCAGGCGCCGACACGGGGTATTTTTTAATAACAGTAATATCTTTTTCTTGAATAAGCCCTTGATTGCTTCCGTTAATGTTTAACTGTGTTGTGGTTGTAAAATCAGTTAAAGCCGCTGATCCTAATATACAGCTTTTTATATTTATTTTTTTAGGTTCATTTACACCATCTGTAAAAAACAACAAACCATCTAATATGTTTATACCTGTTATTAAGTTATCTTGATCAAACTTTAACACCCTAGAGTCATGCTCTCTAGCGTCTATTAAAACTTTAGTTTCTGCTCCTGTAGCAAAATTATATTCCATAATGGCATCAACAGCTTCTTCTATTAGTGAAACACTTTCTATAGTGCCTGTAAAAGCTGATGTAGGTTCAAAATAAAGTTTATTAAAGTTAGCGCCTAAGTTGGTGTTATCTGTTAACTGTACTGTTTCGGTAAAAGTTCCGTTAGAGGATCTAGTTGTAAAAGTAGCGTTATCACCGTCTGCATCTACTATAAGCGCTTTTAAACCACCACCACTATAACCTCTTATAGTGTAAGTTAAAGTGTATCTTCTGCCAACTGTAAAAGTGATATCGCCATCATGTATAAACTTAGTACTAGTGGCAGCAGAAGAAGCGGCTACATTACCAGCTCCAGCTGTCCAACCAGTATCTAAAATACCGTTAAAAACTCCACCAGTCCAACCTTTAGCAGTTGTGCCAGTTAGCTCTCCATTGGTTAACAGCTCTGATTTATCACCAGCTATAAACCAGTATATCTTGTCGTTTTCTTTGTCAGTTACAGAACCAACGCATTTAGGATTATTTATATTTGTAGATATGGTAGACTGAATTGTATTACCATAGGCGTTTTGCAACGAACCAACATCATCAGACTCCGATGTTGATAAATCTAAATTTAAGGCATTTCTATATTCACCTTTAGGAACAAGTCTCTCATCGAGATCTTTGTTCATTCTTCCCGATAAAAATGTATTTTTAATCTCCGGCATTTAATTAGTGTTTTATATGTTTCGACTTACCTCTTAATATTTGAGTAATTTCTTCTATTTTAATGTTTGATAATCTTAGTTTTGCTTTTCTAACAGCGGCAAACTTATCTTTTTTATAATACCTCATAGCGCCCACAGATACACCTCTTCTTGATGACATAACATCACAAAGCATGTGTTTATACATAGCGTCTTCTGCTAATTTATGAACTTTCATTTCATCATCAGTACCCAAGCTATCACTTATATAATCTAGTATTACAGTTTTTCCAGAAATATTAGATGAAAAATGTATTCTTCCTTGTAGTTCATCTATATAAAAAGAACCATTTACTTGAGCGTGTTGTGGGTCTATACCATATCTTTGACCTATAGTTAAGTCATAATTATCATCATCGTAATTAAAATCATCTCTTTGGTTTTCTGCTGGTGTTGCAGACTTGTAATTTTCCCATGTGTCAGATATGTGATCAGTGGCGTCTTGTTCTTGCAAAACAGTACCACTACCAAAATCGTAAGTGCCGTTCTCGTTTTGCTTTATAGCAAAAGGATTAGAAGTTTTTATAGCCGGATACAAAACATGTTTTATACCCGAGGCATCAGACCAAGACAACTTAACATAATTAACGTAATCTTGTGGTAGTGTCATAAGTAGCGAGCTAGGAACTTCTATTTCTTGAGATTTAGTAGATTTAAAAGTGTCAAAGCTTAATTCAGCTAAAGCTCTTTGCGCGTGAAAAGCTACGTCTGTTCTACGCATCCTAGATATTAATTTATCTTTTCCTACATAAGTTATTAAAAAATTATTAATAACATCAGATAAGCTTACAAATTGGTATGCACCAAAGTCGCTACCTTCATAATATGCTTTTTGTGTTTGATTGTCTAATAATCCCATTTATTTATTGTTTTTCTTGTTGAATACTTTTTATTTCTTCTTGATTTGACACTGATACCAAACCAGGATCTTTTAATGTTACACCAGCCATTTTTAATATTCTAATAACTAAATTTTGACCTTCAGACTCGTGTAGTTCAAAGTTGACAGAAGTGCCAGCGTTGTATAAAGCTGATCCGTTTATTTCAGTGTAACCCCAACTAGGAGTTTGTGGTTTTCTTATATAGTTACATATAACACCATAAGTTATATCTGTTGGATAAACAAATAAATCATTACCTTTTCTAACGTAAATAGGTCTAGTTGTTGTAGGGGCTGCTAAATTTGATGATAATAAATTTTCAAGATCAGCATCAGAAACTTTTTCTATTTCAACAGTAGGTAACGTGCCTGTTTGGTCTTCTACAGAAATATTACTTATAGCTCCATCAAAAGTGTCATTGTGATATATAGAAATTTTATCTGTATTGTTAGAGCTTTGTGTCCAGTTTTTAGTAAAAGTACCAGGATTATCTACAGCCGCATCGTAAAGTAAAACATTTTTAAAAGCACCGTCTATTTCGTTTTCTACAATATCATCAGCTATGCAATCATGTAAAAATAGTTTACCGGCTGTTGCCGCGGTTATAGTGTAAGTTATTTTATAGTTTTTACCATTTGTTAATGTCATAGCGTTTTGTAAAAATCCAGGTGTTCTAAGGTTTCCGTAAGGATCTTGTGCCCAACACTTGTTACCTCTATTAGTGTTATCATCGTCATTATGACGCCAAGTTTGTGACGAGCCAGTAGCCACAACACCAGTACTGGCTTTATCACCTATCTCCCAAGAATCTGTAGGCGTTATAGTCCAAGCTGTACCAACTTCTTTAAGTGATACATTGGTTATTGTTCCGCCAAATCCAACATTAGAAAAAGCTTTAAACATTATTTTACCAGTGTTGCTAGCAGCAAAACCACCAGAAGTACCAACACCTTGAGGAAAACCAGCATCTGGCCTTATAACAAAAGAATAACCTCTGTTTCCACCGTTACCAAAAGCAGCAGATTGACCGTAGTAAATAGCGTTATTAATGCTACCTATACTAGAAGCAGTTTCTCCTAATAAATAAAATATACCCTCACCAGTTGCAGCCGTAGAGCTAGCTAAAGTAAATTCAAGTTTGTAAGTTTTATCTTTACTTATAGATGAATATGTACTAGCTTTATGGTCGCTATTGTTAGCACCAAATAAACTTGAAGTAGAAAAAGCAAGATTTGCAGCTTGATTACTTGTTCCAAAAGCGTCAGAAGAGGCTATTAGGTTAGATCCAGTAGAAGTAAAAAATGGATCAGTACATAGATTTGTTCCAGCGGCGGTTAGAGAACCAAATTTAACAGTACCTAATCTATAAAAATCAGTGTTAGTATTAGGTAGTTCAAAAACTGTACCACTAGTTAGTGTTGATATTTTATCACGACACTCAGCAGATGTGGCGAATAAATTTATTTTTTCATTTAATATATCTATCATATCAGAGTATTCAGTTTCGTTACCTGGTACTCTGTTAAATTGATTTAAATCATAGAAATATTGTTCAAAAATATCCATTTGCGCTTGATTAGCAAATAGATTAAATTCTTGAGGTGTTATATATCCTCTTTGTTCTTTGTTAGCTACAGCTAAAACAGTTTGATATACCGTGTTTATATTTACCGCCATAATGTGTTTTAATTTATAGTATAGTAACCACCCATAAGAGTGGCTACTCTACTATAGGTGATTAATTATTTTAATCTTTTTTCAATATTTTTGTAAATTTCCATACCTTCATCAGTTTTAAACCAATGTGCTAAAGCAGTGTATGGATGCTCATCAAAAGGAACTGTCATTACAGGTCTATTGTTAGATCCCCATAAAAAGTTTCTTTGATCTGAACTCAACTTCATGATACCAAGCTCTACAGCCTTGATACCAAAATTTCTAAGTTGAACGTTGTCGTCAGCAGCTAACTCTAAAAACAAAGCAGGATTATTTCTAGCAAAAATCAACAAATCACGCTTTATCTCTTTAGAGCTCATTCTAGACACACTAGAGCCTTTTTCTACTCTCATTATAGCTTCAGCTAAATCAATATCCATTTCTCTAGCTATAACTATTGCATCTGCCTCTAACTCTAAAATTTCAATATCTTCTACGGCGTCTTTAATAGGATCATGCTCGTAGTATATTTTATTTTTATCTGGATGATACAAAGATAAAAGCTTCTGTAGTGTAACTTTTGACTTTTCAACAAACAAAACACCGTTTCTAAAAATTATATGTGATAGTCTTTGATCACCTTTCATTTCGTCAACAAATGTAGTTTTTTGATTTTGACAGTACTTAAGCTCTCTTTCATATCCTTTTTCTTCGTCAAAAAAATAAATATTAGCTGATTTTATCATTCTAGACAAAGGTTTTTGATTACTTTTTAAATAATAAACTCTATCTTTAATTTCCCAACCATCTTTAGATAATTTATTTTTCGGCTCAACTCTTTTTGTTTTAGGTTTTTCAACCACAGGTGTTTCTACAACTGTTTCCTCAACGACAGTGTCGTCTACTTGAGGTTTCTTTACCTCAACTTTTTTTGTTTCTTTTTTTGTCATAATATAAAATAATATAAAATTAATAAAAATGAAAGAGGGCGGAGAACATTTACGTGTATGCCGCCCTTCTTTCTAAGCTAAGTGCTTTTATTTCATTAACATGAAATTGTTAGCACCTTGTGTAATTAAACATCTTTCTGTTAAGAAGTGTAATTGCATTACATCTAAAGCAGACGTAGCAGCACCCACAGAACCAGTAACCCAAGTTTTCATTCTTCTGTCATCAGTTTGTGAAGCTCTAAATCTAACATGTAAGAAAGGTCTCTTCATGCTTGCGCCAACAGTTTGATCGTAAACTGAAGAAGTACCAGCAGGAATCATAACTCCTCTAATAGCACTAGAACCAGCAGCATCATTAATACCACCTCTAGTAGCTAAATCATTTAAGTATCTGAAGTCAGATTTGTAGAAGTCGTAAGAACCTCTTCTAAATCCAGTAAAACCTAAATTAAGAGCCATATCCTCAGAGTTGTTAAATACTCCGTAAGAAGTACCTCCAGCTCCGTAAGAGTTCATTGAAGCTAACATATCATCAATAGCTAAGCTAGTTGATCTGTTAACAAACATCATATACTCTTCTATAGCACCTTGTTTGTCAAACTCTGCTAATATAGCGTCAAACTCTGCTAAATCAGTAGCAGCGTTAACACCAGTAACACCAGAAGTAACATTACCTCTGCTTTCGATAGCAGCAAATAAACCTTCAGTACCAGCATCGTTTGCTGTGTCTGTTGTTGAACCAGGTATAATTGTAGCACCAGGCACCTCAGAAGCAGCAACAGCAAGCTCAGATTCTAACATTGCCATTTCAATGTAATCAGTAAATCTTGATCTTGTGTCAGCTTCAGCTTTTAAATACCATAAGTATCCACTTTGACCAGCTTCAGAAGTAATCTCAACCCAACCAATTCTAGAAGCGTCAGATCCTGAAACTTCGTAGTAATCTTTCATAATAATTGGTCTATTAGTAAAAGATTTAAATGTAGGTTCATTAGCACCTCTTGTGTCAGTAGTATTGCTAGTACCAGCAGCAGCTGTATAGTTCATACCTTTACCAAACTCAGAACCATAAACTAATATAGTTGTTGCTTTTGAAGCAGTGTTTGCTGATAAAGCAGACTGTCCATAAGGTAATACGTCAAGTACAGCGCCGTTAACAACAGATACTAAACATTTGAAAACACCGTCAGAGTTAGCAACGATAATAGTATCGTTAACTCTAATACCGTGACTAGCAGCTGTAAAGCCAGAACCAACGTTACCGTCGATGTCATCTTCAATTGTTACCTGTGCTATATTAGATACACCAGTACCTGGATCAGCACCAGCAGTAGCTGAATTAACATTTCCTTTGTAAGATAAGTGTAACCTACCTTGCTCAGACCATACAACTTGATCAGATGTCATAGCCTCTTCTGCACCAACTTGAGATAAAAAACCTGATATAGTTCTCGGTCCGAAAACTTCAGCTTCTTTTTCCATCAAATCAGGCAGGTATTGTTGCGCCCAGCCAGCAGTGGCTTGAGCAGTAAAATCGATGTAGTTTGATTGTAGCGTTTGCTTTTGTGGAGCTGCTACACTATTCAAACTACCTCCTGCAGTTATTGCCATAATTTTTAAATTTTAAATTGTTATTTATTGTTTTTGATTTTAAACTTAAAATCTGAAGATGTATCACCTAAAGCTCTAACTTTTATACCACCAGCGTTTATCTCTCCGTGAGATTGTCTAGGATCCATGTTTATGTTTTTTGATTTAGCTATGCTATCTTTTAAAGCATCGGCTTTACCTTGCTCATAAAAATGTTTTGCTATAGCATCGGCGTTCATAGCTGTAAACAAAGACTTGTGGTAACCTTTAGCATCTTTTAAAGCTTTGTTATCGTCAACAAACTTTGCGACGAACTTATTAAGATCGCTTTGAGATTCTTTCACGTCTTGTGAGTTTTTCACATTAAATCTAAACTTTTTATCACCAACGTTGTATTCAAATCCTTTAAATTTTTCATTGAAAAACTCGTTAGTTTTTTTGTTAAAAATGTCTTGATTACGTTTAACAACTTTGTTTGTCTCTTCAGACTCTTTGTTGTACCTATTAAAAAAATTAATAGCTTTTTGTTGTTCAGGCGTAAGCTTTGAACCAGCTTTAATTTCTTTATAGTACTTAGACTTTTGCCCGTCTAGATAGGCCCTAGCGCTGGCAACTTGCTCTTTATACGCTAGTTTTTTTCTTTTAATATCTCTTTCTTCATCTATTTCTTCATCATAAGAGAATGAGTCTTCCATAAGGAAGTTTATTTCTTCATTAGTTAAATGAGGTTTTGTTTGTTTGTAATGCTCGTAAACAACTTGTTTGTCATCTAACTTACTATAATCTTGATTTAATCTTGCGTAGTCATGTAAATCACCTCCTGTTTCTTCCATAAACTTTATCAGCTTTTCTACACTTTCTGGTAAAGGTTTACCTTCAGTTTCAGCTTCTTCTACCGCTTTAGCGACTTCTTCTTTAATGTCTTCAACCTTTTCATCAACCTCTTCGTTTGTTATTTCTTCTACAACTACTTCTTCTTTTTCTTCTTCTTTTTGTTCGGTAGGTTTTTTATCTGCCTCTTCGACGACTTCTTCGACCACTTTTTCGCTAGTTTTGGATTCGTCGCGAACAGGAACCTCATCTGTGCTTTGCTTCTGAACGGCATCTTTTTCTGTTTTTTGTGTTTTACTTAAATCTACTTTGACAACATTATCGTCGTCTTTACTTTTAAATTTACTTAGATCAACCTTAGTAACATTTTCTTTAGGTTGCTCTTGAGGTTTAGCTTCTTGAGCCACCTCTTCTTTTTTGGTTTTTGCCATAATATAATATAATAATAGTTAATAATTTTTTTATCTCGGCTCAAAGGCTTCTAAACTGAAACCACCACCTACTATATCATTACCTGCTGATTCAAAGCTTTTAGGCGGTTTACCTGTTTTTCTTTGATCAATAAGCTCTGACTGCTGTGTAGCCTGTATTTTAGTTCGCTCGTCTTTTCTATCTTCTTTTTGTTTTTCTCTAGTTTTTAAACTTTCAACTTCCATGTTTTTTAATTGCATGTTGTATTGAAACTCTAAAGCCATTAATTGTTTTTTAGCTTCAACCTCTTGTGCCATTTTTTGCGCTTCAAGTTGCGCTTGCATTTGAGACAACTGCGCTTCAGTTTGTGCTTTAGCTTGAGCTTTTTGCATATCTAATTGCGCTGCAGCTTGAGCCGCTTGTGCGTTAGACTGAGCTTGAGCTTGTATGTTTTCCATCTGCATACGTCTATCTCTTTCTTGCTTCTTGCCTCTTCTTATTTTTAAAAGTTGATTAGCTAGTTTTAAATTTTTTATTTCTCTAATATCAATAGCGTCTTCAAGCTCTATACTTTTTTGCTGAAGCGCCATTTGTATATTGTTTTCTAATATTTGTTTTTCTTCTTCGTCTGGCATTAAATCTATAAATATACCAAAGTCATACAAGTGTAAGTTTTTCATCTCATCTAACGTTGCTACATTATGCGAACCTATTGCTTGTATAAATGCGTCAGCTGTTGGTGAATATTCTAATATATCAGATATTCTTAGCGATAAGCACTCAGCAACTTCAGCTGTTAAAAATAAGCCTGACTGTAATATATGTCTTGTCGCTGTGTTTGAATTAGCTGCTGCTAGTTTTTGTACACCTACTAAAGCGTTTTTATCTGGCATACTACCATCTCTAGCTTCGTTTAAACCAGTTACATCTCTTATCATCTGTAAGTA